TCACTTCACCTGCGGCCGGCGGATGCGATCGCCATGCCTCAAAAAGTACCTCCGGCTCGCGGCGGCGACTTCCGCCCGGTATCCGGCGTTGATATCACGGCGGCAGAATGCCTCGAATTCGCGAGGTGTCATCGGCGCTTGCTTCTCCGCAGCAGCAAGGAGCTCTCGCACATAGGCTTCGTCGATCATTCTTTGGTCCATCAAACTGCAATTCCCTCCTCTGCCATCCAGGCTTTGAGCCGACCGATGGCCGCGTCGGCCATGGCTTCGTCGAGCGCCAGGTAATGCTTCAACACCTGGTGGATGCTCGCCAGCGTGTGCCCGGTGATCGCGCGGATCTCAGGAACGGTGCAGCCGGCGAGCGCCAGGCGTGTGACGGCCGTGTCTCGCAGGTCGAGGAACTGCTTGCTGGCGATCGAGACGAAGTTGCCGGTGGCGGCCTGCGCGCGCACCTCGCGGAAGCGCTTGCGGAACTCGTGCTCGTCATAGGCCTCGCCGGTTCGCTCCGAGACGACAAGAGGCCGGCCGGTCTCAAGCGCGGCGACGGGACCGGCCCGGCGCCTGGCGCGTATGGCAGCAATGCGAGCCTCCAACTGCGGGGTGAAGGGCACCGACACGCGCGCGCCGGTCTTGCCTTGCCGGAACACGGCGCGGCCGCCATCGACCTTTGGCCACTGCAGGGCCAGCACGTCGCCCTGGCGCTGGCCGGTGTGGAGCGCGATCACGAAGGCGTCGGCGATGGAGTGATAACCCATTTCGTCTGCCGTCTCGACGTAGCGCATGACCTCCGAGGGCGTCCACACCATGATGCGCGGTGGCAACGTGGGGCGTTTGAGCTTGAACGCCGGGTTGGTATTGGGCTCGCGCCACCCAATGAGCTCAGCGTAGGAAAGCATGGCGCGGGCGACGGCTAGGATGCCGTTCGCCATGGAATGCCCCCGCTCGCGATAGGCTTGCTCCCACCAGCCCAGCATGTGCGGCTTGGTGATCGAGGCGACGGGCGCCTCGCCGAAACCGGCTTCAAGCCACAGCCGGATTTTGTTCTCGTAGTCGTCCTGGGTGCGCGGGGCCAGGTGCTTAAAGTCGGGCGACGCCTTCCATTTCTCCCACAGCGCCGCGCACGTGCGCGCCGAGCGGCGCGGAACCGGCAGCCGGCGGCGCGGCTGGCCATCGGCGCGCCAGGCCTCGACCTCGGCGTTGATCTGACGGGCAGCGGCGATCGCCGCCTCGAGGCCAAGCCAGCGGCCGGCCTCGTCTTTCAGGTCGCGCCCCTTGAACCCCTTGGCGCGCAGGCGCGGGCCTGGCTCCCAACGGGGCCGGCCGTCGCGCCACTTGAGATAGGGCACACGGAAGTTGGCCATGGGTTGCTCCCCCTTGAGCTGTCCCGAAATCAGTGTACCACGGCCGGCGACGGATCACGGAAATGTGAACAGCAGGCTCGGCATTCTGAGCAGCCCGAGAATGAGGCCGCCCACCGCGCCGATGATGAGCATCAGGGTTGTCGAGACCCAGGCGGCAATGGTGAGCCGAACGGATCGCAGCACGGCGCGGGTGGCGGACATGGGTTCACCTGTCGCGAAGATGCTCGATGGCCCGGTCCTTGGGCTGTGTGCGCCAGTCAGGCCAATCGCGTGCTTCGTTAAGTGATTGCTTTTGCTCGATCATCCGGCACGCCAGCTCTGCAACTTCATTCGGATCACGACGTCCTGAGCCGCCCAGGAAGGCCAGTCGGCGTGTCAGCCCGTCCAATGCAAGGATGACGACATCGACCCATTCCTCGCTCTCGCCGCCGGAAGCGATCACCTCGTTGAGCTCTTTGCGAATATGATCGGCAACGCCCTCCATGCGTTCGCCGGGGCCGAAGGTGGCGTGAGACCAAGCCATCTGACGGATCAGGTGTTGTTTCAGGTCCATGATGCTCCTCAGCTTGCGAATTTCGCGTCGAGGTACGCCTGCCAGCGCTCCTCCTCGAGCGTAGCTGCTGGCACGTGGCGGGCGCCGGCGGCAGCCGCTGCCGCCGCGCGGTAGGCCTGGGCGGCGATGCGGGCCTCCTTGTCGAGGCCGCGGTCGAGCCAGGCATAGATCTGCGCGCGGCTCCACACGAGCGGTGGCTTGCCGCCGTTGAGCGGCACCGGCAAGCGCTCCTGTTTCACCAGCCGGCGCCAGTTGTCGTAGACGTAGGAGACGGAGCGGCCGAGCTCCTCGGCGAGCTCCTCGGCGGTCAGAGTTGGCCCAGGCATGATTGGACCTCGAAGAAGGCCACGCGGCAGCCGACGCTCCGCAGGCGGTCGGCAATCTCTCTGGCGCTCTCGCGCGTCCAGAACGACGTGCGGTCAGTCAGCGTGATGCACGCGATCTCGGCGCCCGGCTCGATGGTAAGGATCTGGTCGACACGCACCAGGAGCTGGCGCGCGTTGCCGTCGCCGTCGATCCGGTGCAATTCGATGAAAGTGGGGGTCATCTGTCGTCTTCTCCAATGTGGTCGGACAGGAAGCCGGCCACCGCGGCGGTGGCGAGGCCGGCCAGGAAGCCGATCGCGAACATGGTCGCGAGCGGCATGAGCGGGACCTCGGCACCCATCAGGCCACCACCTTGCGGCGGATGCCCGGGACCTGGCCGTCGGCTTCAAGGAAGCGGCGCGCTTTCAGGTGTGCGCCGCGCTGCGAGAGGTCGAACGTCGCTTCGGCGATGATCCTGTCCCGCATGTCGCGGATGACAGCGCGGAACTGATCGAGGCCTTCATCGCGGTAGATGTCATACGTGCGGCCGTCGCGAAGGGCGCGCCACCAGTCGGGCTCGAGCTTGCGGAAGCGCAGAGGCTTCGGTGCGGGCATGACAGCCATGGCTGGTCTCCTCCATTGGCGGCGGTTTTTGTCGACGGGCGCTTCGCCTTCTGGCGGCGCAGCTTGCGCTCGGCATCGCGCGCCCGGCGCACAGCCTTGGCATGGGCGATCTGCTCGGCGCGGAGCTGCTCGCACAGCGCCTTGATCACATTCGCTGAGGCGGCGCATTGCTCCTGCAGGCGCTGATACTGCTCGGCGAACCGTGCGGCGGCGGACGGTACTCGCATGTCTGGGCTCCCCTCCCCGGCTGTTTCGGGAGCTGCCGACGGGACCGGCCGCGGTCTGCGGATATAAGCTGACGGCGCGGCCGGCCCGGCGACATACCCCGCATCTGTCACGGACCGGCGCAGGAACTGCAGGCGTGGACGCCGCCCTCAGCAGATCAGCAACGTCGCATCCGCAACGCCGCTAACATAAATGTGCGCAAATGCACACGCAAGAGGGAAAATGCATGTGCGAGAATTTTTATGCTCGCCTGAGGACGAAGCGGACAGTGCCCGTTATTTGAACACGATCTGGCTCGATCAGCAGGGGCGTGCGGCGCCGCGGATCGAGAGCCGCGGGCAGGAGATACGGCTGCTCGTAGAGGCGGAAGATGACCTCCTCCTTTTTCGACCAGGTCGTGAGCGTCGCGCGGACGATGTCGCCAGGAAGGGGCTCTCGGTCCGGATCGACGAGGAGGATGTCGCCGGGAAGTGTGCCGGCGGCGGCGAGGAGATCGGTGTGCAAGGTCCAGGGCTCCAGCTTCAGCTCGCGGACCAAAGCTGCAACGGCCTGACGCAACTCTGTCTTGTCGGCGTCCTCGCGATATGGCTCTGCCTCAGATGTGGGCAGCGGTTCTGGTGGGCTGCCGATGGGAAGCGCCCCGTGGGGGCTGCTGCCGACCGCCTCGGCGATCTTCATGATCGAGCGCAAGCCCAACATCGGCGCGTCGGGGTCGTTCAGGAACCGGGTGAGGGTCGTGGTCGCAAGCCCAGCGCGCCGCGCAAGCGCCGACGGCGTCTCGCCCGTTTGGTCCAGGATCGACTGCAACCACGCCTTGATCTCCTGTCGGGACGGTTCCATGCTAACCAACTTGTGTGCACCGGGAAAACTCTCGGTGCAGTGCTACCGCAAAATCTTGTCCACCGTGAGCTGCATGATTGCTCACGTCGGTGCTTGACTTTGTGCGCGAATGCATATCTCATGCGCGCATGCATTCGGATCTGCACAACCGTGGCCGCTACGATCTCGCCAGTCTTGAGGCCCTGCGGAATGAGCTCGGCCTGACGCAGGCCGAGGTCTGCCGTGCGCTCGCGATGAGCCCGAGCACCTACCAGCGCTGGCTGAAGCACATCGCCGGGCTACCCGGCGGGGTGAAGCCGCAGCCGCGCTCGCTCAAGGCGCTGAGAGACGTGCTGCTTGCCGAGGCGAACCGGCGACGGGGTGTGCAGGCTCCCGACCTCACTCAGCCGGCGGCGTAACGCCGGCCTGATCCAGTCTCAGCGTCCCGGTGGGTTTCTGCGTGCTCGTCACAGCCAACGACAGGACGTGCCCTGATGACATATGCTGCCGACGCACCGGCGCTGCCGTCAACCGAGATCCCGCCCGAGGCCGAGGACGGGTTTCGCCTTCTTGCCGAGCTCCAACCCGCCGACGGGAGGCGTGAGCCGCTCGAGCCCGCCCGCTGGGTGGCCATGGCCGCCGACGGAACGTTTGCGCTCCTCGAGTTCGCCGGCTCGACCGTGCGTCAGATCGGGCCGCGCGTTGGCTTCGACGGCGCGACCGACATCGCGGCCGCGATCTGCGCAGGAAACGCGCGGGCGCGCACCGAGCCGTTTGCCTTGCATGCCCTGGCGCTGGCGCTGATCGGCGGCGTGGCGCGCAAGAAGCACGAAGAGGCGGCACGGCGCCGGGCCTACGAAGCGGCGCGGGAAGGGTGTCCCCAGGCGGCTGGCGCAGCGCAGCCCGCCGTTCCCCCGGACGCAGCCGGCGCGGTCCCGCCGGCTGCGTCGCCCCGGATCAGCCCACAGACAGGAGATGCGGCATGACTGAGATCGCAGCCGCATCGGCGATCGTCTTCGAGGCGGTCACGCTGCTGATCCTCGCCATCGCGACGGCAGCCATCGCGACAGGCGTGCTCGTCATTGCCGCCGAGCAGATCACGGAGCTTGTCGAGCGGTGGCGTGAGCGGAAGGGGGGCGGCTCATGACAGCGCGCGTGATCCGCTCGCTCGCCCGCTCAGCCGACCGGCTCGCCTCGACGGCGGCGTTTGCTGCCGCCTCGGTGAGTGCGCGCGCCCGCGGCGCTGCCGGCCCGGCGGCGCGCCAGGAGGCCATCTACCTTGCCGTCACGGTGTTCGGACGCCCGTTGCGCTCGGTGGCCCGGGTCGCCGGCATCTCGGCGCCGGGGGCGCTCAAGGCTGTGCGCGCGGTCGAGGATCGCCGCGAGGACCCGCGGTTCGACCGCGTGCTGGATGAGCTCGAGCTGGAGTTGCTGGGATGACCAGGAGCACGAAGAGCCTCGACGAGCTGTTCCACGAGGTCATCTCGAACGTCGTCCTTTGGGCGGTGCTGGCCTGCTGGATGCTCGAGGCCGGCATGAACGCCACCTTCGGCTACAAGATCGCCGGCTATGGTCTTTCGGTCATCTTCGTGGCCGTGGCGGTGCTCGGCGCCTACCTCGCCGTGAAGGTGTTTGCGGTGCGCGGCAAGGATCTGCGCGCGTGGGGCCGGCGGGCCATGTTCGGCGTGCCCCTGGCGTTGTGCTTCAGCCTGTGCCAGGCGGCGGGCTGGTCGACGCTTGGCACGATGCTCGCCGACGGCATGACGGCACGCGAGACGCTGGCTACGAGCCGCTCGAGCGCCGCCGATAAACTCAGGCTGGCACGCGATGAGCGCGCAAAGCTCGGCGCGCCGCGCCCGATCGGCACCATCAAGGCCGAGCTCGAGCTTGAGAAGACACGGAAAAGCGCGGCCTATCCCGATGGCCGCGGACCGAAAGCGCTCGCTCTCGAGGCCGAGCTCGCGGCGGCAGAGAGAGCGGCCGAGCTCGATGAGCTGATCCCCAACCTGGTCGCCGAGCTCGAAGGGCGCGAGCAGGTGGCCGAAGGCACGCCGCACCTTGATGTCATGGTGCGCCTGACGGGAGCCAAGCCGGACGAGGTGGCGTTCTGGTGGCCGGTCGTTCTGACCGCCGTCATCGGCTTCTTCGCCACGTTCGGCTGGCCGCTCGCTGGCGTTGGCCGCGGTGGTCACGAGCTACGCCAGCCGGAGCCCGATCCGCTCGCTGACTTCGACTGGGGGCCGCGGCGTCTGCCTCCGCCGTCGGGCTATCACCAGAACCAGGGTTTTGGCGAGGCTGGAACTGCTGGCGCAAGTCCCTCTGCGCAGCGTGTCTCCTCTCGCCAGACCGCGGACGCCGGTTCTCCGGGTCATGCCTCCTTTCCATCAGGAGGACCGGCGGCCGCGCACGTTCATGGCGCGCCGATCAACATCTCGGTGGCGCTGCCGGCGGCCGGCGTGGGGGGCGGGCTGGAGCCCGGCGCCAGTCCGTCGCCAGCCGCCGAACGGATTGCAACGGAGCCGAAAGCGATGCTGCCGGCGCCAGGCGCGGGCGCGGCGCTCAGGGCGCGCGTGCTCGAGACGCCGCCGGCGGCGCAGCGTCCGGTCGACCGCCGCCATGTCCAGGAGCTCATCGACCATCTTTTGTGCTTTCGCGCCGCGTGCGTGCTCGACGCCGCCGGCGGCGTGGTGCCGGCGCGGGAGATGTACGAGCGCTACGTGAGCTGGGCGGGCGAGCGGGCGATCAGCGAGCAGGCCTTCGACACGATGTTCGGCGAGCTCGCCGGCATCGCGCGGGTGAATTTCGGTGGCGTGCCGCACTACCGGGGCGTGGTGCTGAACCGTGAGCCCCGGCTGTCGGCCGTCGGAGAATAGAGGGGCCGCCAAGTGTCCGGGGGTGAGCGCGGGCATCCTGGGGAAACTCTAGGGCGATGTCGGGGCGGCCCGGCCCGGCTGCGGGCTTACGAACGCCGGCAACTAATCGCCCGTCCCGCGCGGCCATTCGAGCCGTCGAGGCCCACATGAATGAGGCGGCTAAGTGCTGGGGTGATCGGGCATCCCAAAGGGCGATGCGGCGCCGCCTCGAAAGTCCCTCAGCCGCATCGCCCGTCCCGAGAGCGAGGAGGTGAGCCATGGCGTTCAAGCATTCCTACGACGCTGACAGCCTCGTCGCCGGGAAATGGGAAGTGACGGGGCGGATCGTCACCGAGACGGAGAAGGCGATCCTGCTCGACGACGGCGTCATGCGGGCCTGGCTGCCGAAATCGAAGGTGCAAATCGAGCCGCTGAAGGACGATCAGGTCACGGTCTACATGCCGGAATGGCTGGCCAGGGAGAAGAAATATGTCTGAGCGGAAGCCGATCCTGTGCCTCGATTTCGACGGCGTGGTTCATTCGTACACATCGGGCTGGAAGGGCGCGGCCGAGATCCCTGACCCGCCGGTGCCGGGAGCTCTCGAGTTTATCGTTCGCGCGCTGGATCGTTTCGAGGTGCACATCTTCTCGTCGCGCTCGAACCTGCCGGGCGCGCGTCGAGCGATGCAAGAGTGGCTCCTGCGCCATCTTTGCGAAATTGCGCCGGACTATGATCAAACGCCCGATTGGTGGCGAGATCGCATCGCTCGGACAGCTTTTGCCGATCCGTGGCCCGATGAAGCGAAACATGCCGCATACCGCGTCGTTTATGCCGAAGTCTTCTGGCCGAGCGAAAAGCCTCCGGCGTTTGTGACGATCGACGATCGGGCAATTCAATTCAACGGCACGTGGCCTAGCCTCAACGAGCTCGCGAATTTCAAGCCTTGGTACAAACGGGAGAACACCGCCACCGAAGCGGCGGCGCCTGGGCTCACAGCGCGCGATCTGGCGCGTGATCAGGCATTTCAAGAGGCGCTCGAGCGATACGCTAAGGACCATGGCTCGGCAGAAACCGTGGCCTGGTGCGCGTTGCGCGCGATCGAGCGTGCGGCTCAAAGAAAGGGGCAGGCGGCGTGAACGATCTCCACGAGATCAAATCGCTGCTGCAGACGCGCATCCTCGACCTGATCCATGCGCTCGGGATCGAGGGCCACCGCGCTGGCCGCTCCTGGATGGGCAGGAACCCTACGCGGCCGGACAAGACCCCCGGCAGCTTCCTGATCTACGTGGACGGTCCGCGCACCGGCGGCTGGAAAGATATGGCGACCGGCGACAAGGGCGACGTGCTGCAGCTCATTCAGTACGTCTACGGACTGCCCAACATCGGCGAAGCGATCCGCTGGGCGAAGAAGTGGCTCAATTTCCGCGACGTGCCAGCGGCAGAGCGGCGGAAGCAAGCCGCCGAGCTTGCCGCCAGGCGCGCCGAGGCCGAAAAACGCGAGGCCGAGGAGCTTGCCAAGAAGCGCAAGCGGGCGTTCGCGCACTGGCTGCGCTGCCAGACGGAGCTCAAGGGCACGCCGGCGGCGCGCTATCTCTCGGGCCGAGGCATCCGCTACTCGCTTCTGCCGCGGCCGCCGCGGGCGGTGCGCTTCTCGCCCGATGAGCGCTACGCTGAGACGGGCGAGCGCTATCCGGCCATCGTCGCTCTCATCACGGACAATGCGGGCGCGCCGCTCGCCATCCATCGCACGTTTCTTGCGCATGACGGATCGGCCAAGGCGCCGGTCGAACACGCGCGCAAGGTGTGGCCGTCCGGCTGGGCCGGCGGGACGATCAAGATCGCCCGCGGCGAGACGGGACTGCCGCCGGGCGAGGCTGCCAAGCGCGGCCTGTGGGATCGACTGATCCTTTGCGAAGGCCTCGAGGACGGGCTCTCGCTCGCCATGGCGTGCCCGGAATATCGCGTGTGGGCGGCGATCAGCCTGAGCAATCTGGCGAGCATCCGGCTGCCGGACTGCTGCGGCGAGGTGATCGTCGCGGCTGACAACGACTGGGGCAAGCGCGGCGCCGCCAAGGCCCTGCAGCGGGCGCTCGAGGCGCTTAGCCGCCAGGGACGAAAGGTGCTCGTGGCGCGCAGCCACGTGGGCAAGGACGCCAACGATGCATTGAGGGGTGCAGCATGACGGCCAAAACCTGGCAACCCAGGACGCCAGCCGAGAAGAAGCTCGCTGCTTGGGCGGTGGCGCAAGTGGAGCAGGTCGTCGAGCACGTGGCCAAGGCGATGTGTGAAGCCGAGGGCAACTTGGAGGGTGATCCGACACCATGGGAAGAGCGGCCGTTAATGGATCAGTGCCGGCTCAAGCTGATGGCGCTGGCGGCCATAGAAGCGCTCGGCAAGTGGAAGCGGAAGGCAATGAAGGGCGGACCGCAATGACGATCGACTTGGAAGGCATGACGCTGTCGCAGCTCGAGGAGCTGCTGCGCAAGGTGCGGGCCGAGATCTGCCGCCGGCGACGCGAGAGACCGCCGCCACGGGTGGTGCTGGCCCGGTTCGCTGCGCAGGTCCGGGAGCACGCATCATGAACTTCGACTACGCCGCCGCGGCTGCCGACGTGGCCGCTCGTGCGCTCTTCCGGCCGCCGGAGGAGGCGCCGCCGTGGTGGTCGGACGTGGCTGACCGGCCGCTGTCGCAGGTCGACCTGGCGCGCTGGGTCGAGCAGCATCCAGGCGAGACGGCCGAGGCGCTCTACCGCTTCGTGGCCGGCCGCAAGGCCTCGGCCCGCGGCTGGCACCGCCTCAGCCCCCAGTATCGCACCGCTTTCGAGATCTTCCGCGCTTCGTTTTGCGCCCTGCTGGTGCTGGTGCGTGAGGCCGAGCGTGCGCGGGCGAACAGGCTGCCAGGACACCTGCGGACAGAGCAGCGCGAGGGCAGCCCGGCGCAATAAGGCTGCCGAAACGGGGAAAGGGGGACGATACATCATGACATCAGGGAGCCGGCTGCACGGGCCGGGGCCGACGCAACGTGTCGGCTGAGAAGAAACCCAACCTGTCGGCCGTGCGGGCGCTCGTCGCCGATGCCGAGCCCGTGCGATCGGTGCGGGCATTCTCCGGCGATCCCGAGCCGGGCAAGCCTCTCAATGGCATCCTGCCCGGCAAATGGGAGCCGGACAGCCTTGGTCTGCCACCGGATTGCCCGGTCACGCCGCTCGGCGTCGACGGCAAGACCAGCTGGTATCTCGACACCATCGGGCAGCTGTGCGCCTACGAGAAGCCTTACAGCAAGGCCGACACCATCGACCTGTTCCGCGGGCGAGACGGCTACCTGAAATGGGCGTGGCCGCGGTGGACCAAGAGCCTCACGGTCGAGACGTGGGACAACGACGCTGCGCGCGATGCGCTCGTCGCGGCAGCGGCCGCCAAGGGGCCGTGGAATGCCGTCGAGAAGGTGCGCGGCCGCGGCGCCTGGCTCGGTGCCGACGGCAGCCTGATCCTCCACTGCGGTGATCACCTGGTCATCGGCGGCCGGCGCGTGCCGCCCGGCGAGCACGACAGCTACGTCTACCCCACCCGGCCGCCCATTCCTCGCCCCTGGCCCCAACCCATCGAAGAAACGCAAAATCCCGCACGGTTGCTCAAGCCACTCTTCGCCAGCTGGAATTGGGCGCGGCCCGAGGTCGACCCGCACCTGCTGCTCGGCTGGATCGGCTGCGCGTTCCTCGGCGCGGCGCTGCCGTGGCGCTCGATGGCGTTCATCACCGGCGACAAGGGCTCCGGCAAGTCGACGCTGCAGGAGATCCTCAAGGCGCTGCTCGGCGATTGGCTCGTCAGCACCACCAACACGACGGCCGCCGGCATCTACCAGCGCGTCGGCCAGGACAGTCTTCCGGTGGCCGTCGACGAGTTCGAGGGCAGAGCCGAGAACCAGAAGGCAAAAGCGCTGATCGAGCTGGCGCGCCAGGCCTCCTCGGGCGGCCTCATGCTGCGCGGTGGCGACCGGCACTCGGGCGTCGAGTTCCAGGCGCGCTCGGCCTTCATCTTCTCCTCGATCAACACTCCGCCCATGGAGCCGCAGGATTACTCGCGGTTCGCCCTGCTGCAGCTCCACGAGCTGCCGCGCGGGCAGCCGCCGCCAGAGATCGACGCGCAAAGCCTCGGCGTCATCGGCCGCTGCATCCTGCGGCGACTGGTCGATGAATGGCCGCGCTATCGTGAGACGCTCGAGGCCTTCAAGGCCGAGCTCGCCGCCGCCGGCATGGATGGCCGCGGACAGATGACCTTCGGCACGCTGCTCGCCTGCGCCGATCTGATCGAGGCCTCCGGCTGGGATGAGGCGCGGCTCAAGACACCCGTCGCCGGCGATCTCAAGCCGTGGTCGGAGGTGCTCGCGGTTAACACCATGGTTGAGTTCGAGGGCCAGATCCCCAACTGGCGCGCGTGCCTCGACCACCTGCTGTCGGTGCCCGTCGAGGCCTGGCGCAATGGCGTGCGCACAACGGTCGGACAGGTGGTCGAAGCCTGGTTCAAGGACCAGTCGAGCTACGACAACGACATCGCAAAGGTGAGAACGATCCTGAGTCAGGCTGGCCTCGGCCTGCAGCGCATCGAGCGCGAAGATTGGCTCGTAGTTCCGAACCAGAACCCACTGACGCGCAAGCTATTTGAGGGCACCAAGTGGGCCGGTGATCTCGGCGCCTCCGTATGGAGCGGAGCGCTGCGCCAGGCACCGCGCGGCAAGGTGCACGAGACCGGACAGTGCAAGGTCAATGGCGTGAAGAGCCGGTGCGTCCTGATCCGCTTGGCGGCGCTCTACGGGCCGGGCGGCATCATGCATGACGAAAGTGTGCCGGTTAACACCTCCAACCCCGACCCAATGATGGTTGAAAAATGACCGCGGAACTTTTGCGCTTGAGCGATGGGTCGGGGGAACGGGTCTCAACAGGCGTTCCCCAGGGTGATCCCCAGCTAATCCACAGAGATCACACGGGAAAATGGCGTTCGGGAACGGGGGAACGGGGGAACATCCGCTTACGCGCGTATGCGCGCGCGATAAACACGCGCGCGTGCGTACGCGAGGAACGTTCCCGTTCCTCCGTTCCCATGATCCCGAGGGGGTTTTTTGAACGATCTCTCAATGGGTTGAGCGGGGATCGCGCGGGGAACGGCGGCATCAGCAACCGTTCCCGCCGCGGCGGGTGAGTAAAATACGGGGTGTTTACTGATGGGCGAGCGGAAGGAAGGGCTGACGGCAGCGGTCGAGGCGATCGGCGTCGGTGAGCTGGAGCCCGCCGGCGAGCAGATCGAGCTCCTCGAGATCGAGGAGCCGGAGACGCCGCTGCCGCTCGCGCCTGCGCGGACCGCCGGGCCGAAAGGTGGCCGGCCGAAGGGCGCGCGCAACCGGCGGACCGAGGAATGGGTGCGTTACATCCTCGGCCGCTATCGCTCGCCGCTCGTCGCGCTCGCCGAGACCTGGTCGCGGCGGCCGCGCGAGCTCGCCGAGGAGCTCGAACTCTTCCACCGCGACCCCGAGACCGGCGCGCCGCTGCGCGATCTCGACGGCAAGCCGATCCTCCGTGAGGACGCGGTGCTCGAAGCCTTCCGCATCCAGCAGGCGGCGATGGTCGCGGCGCTGCCGTACCTGCACCAGAAGCAGCCGCTGGCGGTCGCGGTGAGCGAGGAGAAGCGCGGGCTGCTGGTGATCGGAAACCTCGCGGTCGAGGGCGCGGACGGGGACGGCGACGGCCTGGCGCTGCCGCTCGCGGAAGGCGTTGAAAATCAAAGGGTTATCGACATCACCCCGGAAAAGTCGGACGTCGAAAAGTCGGACGATGGCGCTAAGTGACTGATGGAAAACGAGGAACTGGCGAGATGACCACTGATCGAAAATCAGCGAGGGGGGGTGGCCAAACTTGCAGCGCGGAAGGCCGGGGGGGCCTCCCGAAGCGGCGCGCCGCGCCCCCCGGCCGGGGGGTGCCCTGCACCGTTTTCGGTCGGAGGGCCGGGACCCTTGATCTTGGTCTCGAGGCGGGAAGTTGGCACGGACGGGCCGGGGTCGGGGGGTTGGAGGCATGATCCCCAAGCGTCTCCAGATCCAAAGCCTCGCCGCACATCCGCAGGCGGTGCGGGTCGATCGGGCGACAATGTGGGGCAATCCGTTCCGCGCCGATCGCCCGACCTCCGCCGCGATCGAGGCCGGGGCGCGGACAGCGGCTGAGGCGTTCGATCTCTGGCTGGGCGGGCATCCGGCGCTTGCCGACATCGAGCCTGAGCGGCGTGCTGCCATCCTGAAGAGCATAGGGCGCCTGCATGGGCGTGATCTCGCCTGCTGGTGCCCGCCTGGGGCGGACTGCCACGCTGACGTTCTCCTCCGACGGGCTGCCGCGGCTGAGCCGCAGCCTGGCGATGTCCACAATCGGCCGGACGGCGTGCCGCACGTGGCGCTCTCGGTGCGCCAGCCGTGGGCGTGGGCTCTGATCTACGGCGGCAAGGACGTCGAGAACCGGAGCGAGATAGCGATCCGTAGAGGCGGCATGCGCGCGCAGATCGGCAAGCGCATCGCAATCCATGCGGCCAAAGGGATGACGCGCGACGAGTACGAGAGAGCGCGCGTGTTCATGTTCGGCATTGGCGTGACCTGCCCAGCCGCTGCCGACCTCGAGCGGGGCGGCATCATCGGCTCGGCTTTTCTCGCCTCCGTCGTCTCCGAGCACACCTCGCCCTGGTTCTTCGGGCCGCGGGGGCTGTGCCTGATCTACCCCGAGCCGGTGCCGTTCATCGGCGCAACAGGCGAGCTCGGCATGTTCGCGTGGAGCCCAAACTACGCGAAACCGGAGCCGCCGGCGAAGTGGATGCAGCCGAGCGTCCGCGGCGCCGCGGCGTTGTCGATGGAGTTGCCGCTATGAGCACCCTCGAGCGCTTCCGCCAGTTCAGGCCGCCGGGTCCCGTCGCCGCGGCGTTCATGAACGACACGACCTCGATCGTGCGCACACTGCGCGGGCCGGTCGGCAGCGGCAAGACGGTGACCTGCATCTTCGACGCCCTGCGCAACGCGTCGATGATGCCGGTCTGCAAGGACGGTAAAATCCGGTTCAAGCTGTCCGTCATTGGCCAGACCTACGGGCAGCTCGAGCGAAACCTCTACTCGACCTGGAAGGACTGGCTGCCCGAGGACGGCGGCGAGTGGACCGAGGCGGAGTTCACGGGCGGCGGCGGCCGGTTCGCCACCCACAAGATCGAGTGGGACGTGCTGCGCAACGGCCGGCGGGTGACCGTCGACTTCCAGGCGATCTTCGCCGCCATCGGCGAGCTCGCGGTCGAGCAGTTCATGCGCGGCTTCGAGCCGACGGCCTTCTGGCTGTTCGAAATGGACCTTTTGCCGAAGGCGGTGCTCGACACGGCGTTGACGCGCCTCGGCCGCTATCCGCGCCGTGAGGACATCGCCGGCGATGTGCCGTACCGGGCTTATGTGATCGGCGACCTCAACGCGCCGGACATCGATAGCTGGTACTACAAGCTGTTCGAGGAGGAGCGCCCGCCAGGGTTCAAGCAGTACGTCCAGCCCTCCGGCCTCTCGCCGCGTGCCGAGAACCTGCGCAACTTGCAGCCCGGCTACTACGAGCGTCAGATCGCGATGCTCGGCCACAACAAGCACCTGGTAAAGCGCATGGTGCTGAACGAGTTCGCGCCTTCGCTCGATGGCGAGCCCGTCTACGCTGACGAATACTCTGACGATCTGCACTATGCGCGGGAGCCGCTCCAGGTGCTGCCCGACGTGCCGCTCGAGATCGGGCTCGACGCCGGCATTCAGCGGCCGGCGGGGGTCATCGGCCAGCAGAGCAGCAAGGGGCAGTTCCGCGTGTTGGCCGAGGTCGTGCCGGGTCGCTGCAACGCGCGGCGCTTCGCGGAAGCCGTCAAGCGCGTGGTGGCCGAGAGGGCGCCGGGCCGGCGGATCGAGATGGGCTGGGCTGATCCGGCGGGCTTCACGGGCGCGGATAGAGAGGCCGGCGATCTCGCCTGGGCCGAGACGGTGATGCTCGAGCTCGGCTGCCCGATCGAGCCGGCGCCGTCCAATGAGCTCGACCTGCGCCTCGGCGCGGTGAAAGACGAGCTCAGCTACATGATCGAGGCGGGCGTTCCGGCGCTCATCATCGATCCGAGCTGCAAGATGCTGCGCAAGGGCTTCGCCTCGCATTACCGCTACCGCCGAGAGCGGGTCGGGAACACCGAGCGCTCGAGCGACAAGCCCGAGAAGAACGACTGGTCTCACCCGCACGATGCCCTGCAGTACTGGCTGCTCGGCAAGAAGGGCCGCTATGGCGCCATCGTGGGCTCGCGCGCCAGAACCGCCGGCGGCGTGGCGGCGGCCGCGGGCGCGGGCGGCACGGTGATCATCCGCGATGGGGGCTTCTGATGCGGATCGAGCCGGCCGAGGCTGGGCATCTGCTGGCGATGATGGCCGAGCCGGAGCTGCGGTTAACACTGCCGCCCAGCCTCTATCGTCTCATCCTGGCGCAGGTGGGTCTCTCCGAGGCCTTCGCCTTCTTCGTCGACGGCCTGACGGCTCCGGTTGCGCTTGCCGGCATGGCGCCCATCGACGGGACGGGGGATCGCGATTGCTGGTTTCTCGTGTCACCGCTCGCGGGTCCCCACATGCGCCGCTTCGTCCGCCTGGCGCGTGCCGTGCTGGCCAGCCGGACGGGGTGCATTTGTTTCGTGCGTCCCGAGAACCGGCAGGGCCGGCGGCTTGCCGCCCTGTTGGGCTTCACGCCGGAGGACCATTTCGTTGGTCGGCATCAGCGGTGGAGGCGGTAGTGACCAAGGTGGTTAAGGGCATCAAGAGCCTGTTCAGCGGCGGCGACGACCAGCTCAAGGCCATTCGACAGGCACAGCGGGAGCAGCAGCGCCTGCTCGAGGAGGAGCGGCGCCGCACTGAGGCGATCGAGGCTGGCCAGCGCCGCCTGCGCACCGGCGGCCGCGGCCTCCTCGCCTACATCGAGGATCAATTGCGCGAAACGTTCGGGTGATGACCGTGGCCGAGAAGCCCGAGAGCAAGGAAGAGGCGAGCCGCGCCGAGGCGGCCGACATCAAAACGCACGCCAACGAGGCGTTCGAGGCCGCGAAGCGCTACCACCGCGAGCTCGACGACATCTACAAGTACTACATGCCCTTCCGGCTCTCGACATCCGAACAGATGCCGGAGCGCGGCGGGCCGAGCGAGGGGCAGTCGCGCACCGGCGATCTCTTCGACGGCACCGGGCTATCGGCGGCCTTCAACTTCGCCGGCACCATGCAGGCGGACTGGATGCCGCCGTTCGAGGACTTCTTCAAGCTCGAGCCGGGGCCGCTCTTCCCCGAGGGCGATGAGAGAAAGCAGCTTGCCGAGGAGCTCGAGAAGATCACGCGTCTGGTGCACGGCGTGCTGACGCGGGCGCGCGTGACGGCGCACGAGATGATGATCGACCTCTTCGCCGGCACAGGCGCCATGTATCAGGCATCGGGCGACGACGATGAGCTGGTGCGCTCCCGGGCGGTGCCGCCTTCCGAGCTGGCGCTCGAGGAGGGGCCGTGGGGAGACATCTGGCACATCTGGTGGCGGCGTAAGTACAAGCTCCGCGATCTCGAGGCGCTCTGGCCGAAAGGCAATTTTTCGAAGACCGTCGCGGATGCGATCAAGAACGACAGAGGCGCCGCGAAGCGTGGCACCACGCTCATCACCCAGTACACCTGCTACGATCCACGCGAAAAGCAGTGGAAGCTGCGCGTGTGGTCTGACCTCGACAACGACGACACGTTCATCTGGCAAGAGGACTTCCGCACCAGCCGCTGGGTCGTGCCGCGTTTCTTCAAGGTGCCCGGAGAGACGTTCGGGCGCGGGCTCGCGCACCTCGGCCTTCCGTTCGTGAAGACGGCGAATAAGACGCGCGAGCTTGCGCTGCGCGCCGCGGCCTTCGCGATCCTGGGCATCTGGATGCGCCGCAACGACGGCGTGTTCAATCCAGACACCGCGGTTTTTAAGCCCTTGGCGATGTGGACTGTCGCCTCGACCGGCGGGCCGCTCGGCCCCACCATCCAGCGCCTCCCCGTCCCGCAGGACTTCGACGTCTCCTCGATCGTCATGCAGGACGAGCGCGAGCAGATCCGCCGCGTGCTGCTCGACGACGAGCTGCCGTCCGAGCAGGACCCGGTGCGCTCGGCGACCGAGATCGCGGGCCGGCTTCGGCGCTACGCGCGCAACCGCGGCGGCACCGGCAGCCGCATCGCGCTCGAGCTCGTCACGCCCATCGTGCGCAATGCCGTCGACATCCTCGAAAAGCAGGGCAAGCTCGACACGAACCTCAAAATCGACCAGCTCCTCACCCAGGTGACCGTGACGGCGCCGGCGGCGGCCGCGCAACGGGCCGACAAGGTCGACCGGGCCGTGAGCTGGATCCAGATGATCGTCATGCTGTTCGGCCCGCAGGCGGCGCTGCTCGCCGCCAAGGTTGAAGAGCTGCTGCCGCAGCTCGGCCGCTGGCTCGGCGTCGACGAACGCCACATTCGCTCGAAGGCGGAGGCAGAGCAGCTTCGCGAACTCCTCCAGCAGCTGGTGGCCGCGCAAGCCAACGCGCAAGCCCAGCCCAAGCTGCCGCCGCCCGATCCCGCCCAGCAGATCGTCAACGGGGGTGCGATATGAGCGCTCCTGACGTGCTCGGCGATCTCTACCGCATGCTCGAGCTGGACGGCTGGGGTGACCTCGAAAACCTCGGGCCGCAGATCGCCCAGGTCAACAAGGCGCAGGCCGAGAAGCAGCGCGAGGAGGCGCTGCGCGAGGCGGCGATCGCCAAGGCGGCGCTCGATACGGACGCGGGCCGAAAGCTGCTCGAGCTCCTGGTGCGCAAGACGCTGTTCCGTCCGTCCTCGGAGGAGGAACGGGCGGCCATGACCGCTGAGGCCTACGCGATCCTGAAGGCCAGGCGCGAGGGCCAGAACTCGATCGTGTTCATGCTCCTGCAAATGCTCGCGATGGCGCGAGGGCAGGACAGCCAAAGGGGGTGAGCCATGAGACTGTTCCGTTTTCTGCCTTTCCCGTTGTTCAACGCAGACGGCGGCGCGGGTGCTGGCGGCGGTGGTCAGAGTGACGGCGCCGGCGCCGGGGGTGGCGGCCAGGATGACGGCGCCGGCAGCGGCGGCCTTGCCGGACATGCGCAGAAGATCCTGCAGCAGGATGGCGGCGACAACGGCGAGGGCAACAAGGGCGGCGACGGCGGCGGCGATGGCAACGGTGGCCAGGGCCAGCAAACGCCCGACGGGCAACCCTACTACCCGGAGGGATTGCCAGAGAACCTGCGCGGGGCCAACGACCGTGAAACAATCGAGAAGCTGGCCAAGGAGATCATGGGCCGGCCGCAGCCGCCGGCGAAGCCCGAGGATTACAAGATCGAGCTCCCCGAGGAGCTCGCCAAGAAGGTCGGCGATCTCGAGAACGACGAGGTGCTGAAGCTCTGGCGCGGCGTGGCCCACGAGCTGGGGCTGACGCAGCAGCAGTTTCAGGACGCTTTCGTGAAGCTGCATCAGAAGATGTCCGAGGCCGGGCTTCTCGAGGAGCCCGTCGACTACCAGGCCGAAATCGAGAAGCTCGCGCCGAAGGTCGGCGATCCGAAGGTGCGGCTGCAGCAGGCGGCGCAGCGGGTGAACAAGATCGCCAACGCCGTCAAGGCCTGGCAGACGCGCGGGATTATCGACAAGAACGACGCGGTGATCCTGAGCCTCATGTACGCCAACGCCGACAGCGTGAAGGCCTTCGAGAAGATCCTCGCCCTCATTCCTGGCGAGCACGGCATCCAGGGCGGTGGCCAGGGCGCCGGGGACGGCCTCACCGACCACGAGCGGGCAATGCGCTCCCTCTACCCCAGCATGTTCGCGTCGCGCTGAGGGCCGCGGTTAACAGCACTCCGGCCCTCCTATCCTGTCGCGGCACTGCGACAAGTCTGATCACGGAGCTTGGCCATGCCTGTCCTTCCGACCTCGAACCCGACCTTGGCGGATGTCGCCAAGCGCCTCGATCCCGACGGCAAGATTGCGATGATCGTCGAGATCTTGAACGAGACCAACGAAATCCTGCTCGACATGCCCTGGATCGAGGGCAACCTGCCCACCGGGCACCGCACGACGATCCGCACCGGCCTGCCGGAGCCGACCTGGCGCAAGCTCTACGAGGGCGTGCAGCCGACCAAGTCGACGACGGCGCAGGTCACCGACAATTGCGGCATGCTCGAGGCCTATGCCGAGACGGACAAGGCGCTCGCCGACCTCAACGGCAACACGGCGCAGTTCCGCTTTTCCGAGGAGCGGGCGCACATAGAGGGGATGTCGCAGGAGGTCGCCAAGACCATCTTCTACGGCAACGAAGGCACCCTGCCGGCAAGCTTCACCGGCCTCGCCCCGCGCTTCAATGAGCGCAACATCACCATCGCCGCCTCCGGCGAGAACATTTTGGATGGCGGCGGGTTGGGCTCCGACAACACCTCGGTCTGGCTCGTGGTGTGGGGTCAGCATTCCGTCCACGGCATCTACCCCAAGGCGCAGAAGGCCGGTCTCCACCATAAAGACATGGGCGAGGTGACGATCGAGAACGCTGACGGCAATGGCGGCCGCATGCAGGCCTATCGCTCCCATTATCGGTGGGATTGCGGGCTCACCGTGCGCGACTGGCGTTACGTCGTGCGCATCGCAAACATCTCCGTCGGCGCGCTGACCAAGGACGCGAGCTCCGGCGCCGATCTGGTCGACCTGATGACCGACGCCATGCACCGCGTGCCGTCCCTCAATGCCGGCCGGGCGGCGTTCTACGCCAACCGCACGATCATCAGCTTCCTCGACCGGCAGATGAAGAACGCGAAAAACGTCAATCTGACGGTCGAGCAGCTCGGCGGACGACGGACGCTGCTGTTCGGCGGCATCCCGGTGCGCCGCTGCGACCAGCTGCTCAACACGGAAGCCGTGGTGCCGCACAGCTGAGGCGCCGACCCGATCCCCTGATTTCTCGATTAAGGAGCCCTGCCATGATCATCGACAAGAGCCTCCAGGTGTCGGCCCTGCAGGCGTTGTCCGGCACATCCGGCATTCCGTCGAGCCACTTCATCGACCTCGGCGAAGCCCGGCGCCTCATCGGCCCTGGCGATCCACTCTGGTGGGTCATCGCGGCCCGCGTAGGGCTGGCCGGCACGAGCCCGACGTTGAAGATCGAGGTGGAGACCGACGACAGCGACGACTTCGGGTCTGCGGTGGCGCTCATCAGCAAGTCGCTCGCTGCCGCGGACTTCCCGACAGGGGCGCGCATCGTCATTCCGATGCCGCACACGAACAAGCGCTATCTGCGGCTTCTCTACACGCCGGGCGGCACGAACCCGACGGCGACGGTCGACGCCTTTCTGACCAACCAGGAACCGATGTCGTGGCTCGCTTACCCCGGTGCGCCCAATGCCGGTACGACCACGACGACCACGTCGACCTCGACCTCGTCGACCTCGGAAGAGTGACCTACCTGCGGCGCCGGAGCTGCCGGCGCCGAGCGGCAGGAGCGAGCGGATGCGCCTCACCATCGGCATGGCCACATACGACGATTACGACGGGGTCTATTTCACCGTGCAGGCCCTGCGGCTCTACCACGCGCCGGCGCGCGAGGCGGAGTTCATCATCGTCGACAATCACCCCGACGGGCCGGCCCGGGAGGCGCTCGAGTTGCTCGCGTCACGCGTGCCCAACTGCCGCTACGTGGCCGCTGGCGAGCGGCCGGGAAGCAGCGTCAAGGGGCGCATCTTCGAGGAAGCCAGCGGCGATCTCGTGCTCGTCATGGATTGCCACGTGCTGCTGGTGCCGGGCGCGCTCGAGCGCCTCGTCGAGTATTGGGAAGCGGAGCCAAACTCGCGCGACCTGCTGCAGGGACCGCTGCTGCGCGATGAGCTCAATGCGATCTCGACGCATTGGGAGCCTCAGTGGCGCGGCGGCATGTTCGGCACCTGGGCCACGGATCCGCGGGGGCTCGACCCTGACGCCGAGCCGTTCGAGATCCCGATGCAGGGCCTTGCGGTGTTCGCCATGAGCCGGACGGCATGGCCGGGCTTCAACCCGCGCTGGCACGGCTTTGGCGGCGAGGAAGGCTACCTGCACGAGAAGGTGCGCCAGCGCGGCGGCCGCGTGCTGTGCCTGCCCTTCCTGCGCTGGGTGCACCGGTTCCAGCGTCCGCACGGCGTGCCGTACCCGAACACCTGGGACGACCGGGTGCGGAACTACATGCTCGGCTGGTCTGAGCTTGGCTTGGCCGTAGAACCGATCGAGACGCACTTCCGTGACTACCTCAAGGACATCATCGGGCCGGGGCTCACCGAGTGGATCATCGCGCAGGCGCGGGCGGAGATCGAACCCGCCGCCGCAGCAGCATGAGGTGAAGAGGATGGCGAAGATGCCGGACAAGGTGCGGTACCAGGTGCTCGGGAAGGTGTTCGTCAACGGCAGCCTGATCGACCCCAAGGGGCGCAAGGATGTGTACGTCTACGCGCCTCCAGGGCTCGAGGGCAAAGCGCTCAAGCTCGCACCGGAAAAGGCCGAGAAGAAACCATCTGCGGGCGACGCCGACAAGACGGAAGGCAACAAGCCCGCCGGCGAGGGCGGCGGGGGTGAAGCATAGGGCCGGACACGCCGGCCAGCATATCCGCCGAGCTTTTTCCCCCTTGAGCCAGCGGCGGAGAGCGGCGCCGGTGACCCCGCCTAGCCCCGGCACCGGCGCCGCAACAACTACGAGAGCCCGAAGAGATGACCACACGCATTCAACTCATCGACCGGGCGCTGGTCAGGATCGGCGCCGATCCTTTGGGGAACGAAAGCGCGCCGGGGGCCGAGACGCAGATCGCCACCTATCAGGATGTGGTCGAGGACCTCCTCACCAGGCACCCCTGGCACTTCAACACGCAAGTTCGCCAGCTCAACCGGCTGCAGACCCAGCCCGATCAGCACTGGGCCTATGCCTACGAGCTTCCGGCGGAAATGCTCGGCTCTCCACGCGCCGTCTACAACCGGCCCGACTGGGCACGCCCGTTCACGGACTACGAGCTGTTCGAGGACCGGCAGATCAGGACCAATGCCGAGGCCATCTGGCTAAAGTTCCAGAAGGCGACGCCGCCCGTCTACTGGCCCGGCTATTTCCGATCGCTCGTCGTCCTGGTGCTGATGGCCGAATTTGCGCTTGCCGTGCGCGAGGATCGGGTGCTGCGCAGCACGCTGCTCGAGGAGGCCTTCGGTCCGCCGCAGATGCAGGGCCACGGCGGCAAGCTCGCCGAGGCGCGCGCGCTCAACGACATGGCCTCGCCCTCGCCGGTGCTTTCCGAGGGTGAGAACCCGCTGATCGACGTGAGGTGGTGATGGCTGAGCTCGCGATCGGTCTGTTCTCGGCATTGGGCGGCGGTGCTACTGCCGCGGGCGCGGCGTCTGCAGCCACGTGGGCGACGACGGTGACGACGGCCGCCGGCGTCACATCGACCGTGGCGACCGGCGCCTCGACCGCCTTGTCCGTGCTGCAGGGAATAGCCACGGCGGGCTCGATCCTTTCCACCCTCGCCGGCGGAATGGCCGCGTTCTCTGAGGTGCAGACCAATGCGGCTCTGTCGCGCATCCAGGCCGATCAGGAGATCCTCGCAAGCGAGGAGGCGGCGCTCAGGGTGAAGCGCGATCTCGTCAAGAAGATCGGCGCGGCGCGCGTCGCCTTTGCTGCCTCGGGTCTCGACATATCGTCGAGCCTCGAGGTCGAGCGCGATCTCGAGCGCCAGGCCGAGTTCGAGACGGCCATAGAGCGCCAGAACGCGCGCATCCGCCGGGCGCAGGCACTGGCGCGGGCGCGTCAGTTCCAGACCAGCGGCGGCATGGAGTTCTTCGCCTCCGGCGCCAAGGCGCTCACCACCGGAGCGAGCTTCGGCATCGACATCGCGCGGCGGGGGTGACGTGAGCCATGGCACGCACGGCTGATCTCATCAATGCGCTGACGAAAGGCGTGCTGGATCCGGCGCTGTCCGAGCGCATCGACCTCAAGCACTACTACGACAGCCTCGCCGAGGCCGAAAACCTCGAAAGCCGGCCTCAGGGCGGCGTGAAGCGCCGGGCCGGCTGGTGTTTGCTGTCCGATCCCGATGTTCTCGCGGCTGGCTGCAAGCGGCGTCTCCGGCGCCGCATCGAGCCCATCCACGTCACGTCGGACATGATCACCGCCCACAACGGCGGCACGGCGGCGAACCTGGTCGATCAGGACCCCACGACCGTGTTCACGACGGATCAGGTGAGCGGCTCGCCCTTTGTGGTGCTCGAGGTCGATCTGGGTGCACCGCGGGAGGTGGTGTTCTTCGACGTGATCGGCTTTTACGCCGGCACGGCCGGCAAGGACGATGTGCTCGCCGTCGAATACTGGGACGGGTCGGCCTGGATCGAGATGCAGGGCGCGATCGAGCCGGAGCTCGGTACGCGGCGCAATATCCGAACGACAGGGTACACCGAGCGCAACCCGGTGGATCTGGCCACCACGGATAACGTGGAGCTGTCTGGCGAGCAGACGATCGACGGGGTGCTGACGAGCAACAGTCGCGTCCTTGTGAAAAACCAGGACAACCCAACTCAGAACGGCATCTATAACACGTCGAGCAGCAACTGGTCGCGCGCAACGGATGCCGACAGCGCGGCTGAGATCTACAAGTCGACCGTTGTCGTCACGGGTGGCGCCACGAACGCCGGCACGCGCTGGGTGAACACCAGCCCGCCGCCGCGAGGGTCGTTCAGCAACTACGTCAAGACCTACGCCCGCGTGGACTTTCTGCTCGGACGGACGCGCCGTTTTGGCGAATGGCCCGGCGGGCCGGCCGGGCAGCCCGTGTCAGCGCAAAACTGGCGCGTGGTGGTGAAGGACGCGGCTGGCATCGGAACCGTCAACGTGACCGGCATCCGGCTGTGGGCGGAGAAGCGCCAGCTGTCGCCAGTCAAAATCTTCTCGCTCGGCCGCTCGAGCGAGAAGGTCTTCGAACTCGTGCTCACCGATCGCAACATCGACGTGTTCCGCGGTCAGCGCTACCTCGCCTCGATCCCGGTGCCTATTGCATCTCACCAGATCGCCGAGGTCAACGCCGCTGGCTCGCTCGACACCGTGCTCCTGTTCCATGAGGACGTGCCAACGGTGCGTATCGTGCGCCAAGGGGCCGATGACGAGTGGCATGTCGAGACGGCGCCGTTCGGCAACGTGCCGTCGCTCAACGCAGGCACCGCCTTCTCGGGCGACGAGGACGAGGTGAAGGAGCTCGCCATTCCCGGCCTCGAGACGGGAGACAGCTACGTGCTCTGGCTCGGCGATCTCGTCACGGCGCCG